TTATTTTTCATTATATATATTTTTTGATTTAAATATATGCCTATATGTCATAATATGTCTCATCAATTAAATTTGCAAGAAAAAATAGCAATATTTCTCAAAATGAGAAATGATGTATTAAAAGTTCCTCTTAAAAAAATTATCAATAATATGATAAATAAGTGTAAATATATTAATGGTGAAAGTTTAGAAAGACATAATTTTGGAAATAGACCAATAAAATTAACAAATATTCCAAAAGATATTAATTCAGCTTCATTCGAAGAAGATTTATTAAATGCACTTGGTTCAGATGAAAATGAAAAATCAATAGTAGAATTATTATGGGGAGATATTCAACTTGGAAAAAGAGTTCATGCTTGTATAATAATGTGGATTTCAGTTTACATTTTAAAAAGACCTGTTTTATATATTTTTAGAAATTTATCAATAGACCAAAAACAATTACAAGATGACATAACTGGCACTGAAAAATATAATTTTAATGTTCAATTTATTAAAAGTTTTTTTGATACATTTAATGTAGAACTTCAAGAATGTTTTGAAGATTTGGGTTTATCGATTTATGAAGAGTATAAACTTCCGGAACTGAAAGACATTAATAGTAATGATATTATTAATAAATTAAGCAATAAAGATGCAATGAACTCAAACGATATATTCTGCTGTTTAATGAATAATGTTCAACTAGCAAAAATAAATATGAAGTTTAGTGAATATATTTATTACAATGATGAGCTTGTTAATATAACAACCTTAGTTGATGAAAGTGATTTAATGTCACCAACTTCATCAAATGACAGAAGCAATGATAATGATAAAAAAGATTCTACTGCTAGTGAAATATTACTTGCTAAAATATATAAAAAAGTAAAATATGCTTTACACATTACAGGCACAGCACATTCTTTATTATATAATATAACAACAAGATTAAGCGACCAGACTGATATACAAATTAAAATATCAAAAGTTCACAAAATGAAAAGATCAGATGATTATTATGGATTATTTAATAATTCTATAATTTTTAACACAACTCTTGTTGAATCATGGTGGGATTATCAAGATATAGAATATCACAAAAAAAAAACTTGTTATGACATTGTTCGAGATTATAATATTAATATTAAAAAAATTATAGAAAAAATACTTGAAAGACCAACGATAAAATATAATTCGTTGTTAATAAGTGAAGAAAAAATAAGAGCTAATCAATTTTGTTTAGTAGATAAAATTATTAAAGATTTTCCTGATTTGTTTATTGTAATATATCATGGAAATTGTTTAAGATTATATTTATCAAAAAAATATGAAATGGAAATTAAATCTTGGTCTAAATGGGACTCAAAACAATCATCGACAAGTCAAAGATTATGGCAAACTGGTGGAGTTTATGGTTCATCTGTAGATACCGAAAAATCTGAAGAACTACCAAACAATTATTGTTATTTCAATATAAACACCAAAATATTAAATATAAAATTTGTTTATAAATTATTAAGAATATTATTTGAAAAAAGCGAGGTACCTATTGTGTATAAAACAATTATAACAATAACAGGTAAATATGGAGAAAGGGGTTATTCTTTTACAAGTGATGATTATGATAATTATTCACTACATTTAACCGACCAGTATTTTGTGTCTCATTCATCATTAAATTGTACTGATATTTCACAACGATTAAGATTACAAGGAAAATATAATGATTTAGAACTTAAAAATGGTTCTATGAAACTTACTTTATGGACTACTCCTGAATTACAAGATATTATACAAAATTTTTATGTCAAATTTATAAAAAATATAGAAAAATATATAATGGATTGCGAGAGTTGGGAAGACATTAAAGATTTATTAGAAAGTATAATAGATAGTGGTGAGTTTCAATTTAAAAAATATATAAAAAAATTAGATACAAGATCAAATCGAGCAGGAAATCTAAAAATTAATAAACAGTTTGACCCCAAACTTAATGGATATAGATTCATTCTTGTTGATGATATGAATGAAACTGAAATAAGCAACTGGTGTAAAGAAACAAAAATATTACCTGATTATATTTGTATTAATGAAATTAAAGAAATAAACATTAGTGATTTTATTGATAAATATGGTGATTATGATAGCGGAGTTCCTTTGTGTATTGCTAAAAATATTATTATTAATTTTGATAGAAATAATTTAAATGAATTAGTGTTAAAAAAATTTCCATTTTTGGAAAAATATAAATTAGATAGAGTAGTTCAAATTAAAAAAGGTTCTCTTAATAGTGATAGATATAATGGTATACAAACCGCAATTGAAAATCGTTTACCTTACAATTATTATATTACAAAACGTAAACTAGACACATATAATATTTTAGTTTACGATAATTATGATAATATACATATTACTATTACAACAAATAAAAAATGTTTACCTAAACAAACAAATAATTGTATAAAAAAAACTCCATATATTATTGATGGTGATAAAGTAAAATATTCTGTTCTCAAAGAAGAGTATAAACGACTGAATACTCATGGATATTCAAATGAAGACAATGACGATTTTATAGAAGATGGAGGATTGCCAGGTAAATATTACTGGAAAACTCCAGATGGTTGGTTATATTTATTTGATAAAGATAAACCAGAAATTATTTCATTAAATATAGTAGCTCCTTTACCTATTACAAATATTATACAAACAAATACAAATAATTCGCCTGAACAATTAATTAATAGTGATATAGTATTATTTGCAAATTCCTGCTGTAAAAAAACAGATAAACCCAATTTAAGGTTTGGTATAAAAGACATATATAAAATATATGAAATGTGGTGTATAATAAATAGTAAAAAATGCTTGAAAATACAAAAAAAATTCAGAGAGGAGTTTGAAAAACTAAATTATAAAGAAGAACTAAGCAAAGGAGTTGATTTAAATAATCAACCAGGTAAAAGAGGTTATAATATTATGGTTTCATTATAATTTGACTTAAAATTAATTTACAAAGAATTAATACTATGAAGGATCATATTATTAATTCTTTTATTCTGCAAGACAAAAACTCGCTAATTGACATATATAATTATATAAAACTTCGATATAATAAATCAGTTGAAATAAATGATATAAAAACCAAATTAATAATTTTAATAAAAAATAACATTATTTTTGTTGATAATAAAAATAATGAATTAACAGAAGAAGGACATGTAATATTAAATGACCATAAGTATTATTATTCAAAAATAATTATTAGATTTTTTAAAAAATATAATAAAACACATAGAAAATATCAATTGAGAGAAATTAGAAAAGAACAACAACAACTAAGAAATTATTTAATTACAAATAAACAAAATATATGTATAATTTGTGATAAAAAATTACCATTATGTTTATTAGAAACAGCGCATCTAAAACCAAGATGTATATTAAATAATAATGAGAGAAATGATAAAAATGTTGTAGAATTTATGTGTAGATATTGTCATAATTTATATGATAATGGGTTTTTAGCTGTTTATAATGGCTTATTATATGTTTCGACATTTATAGATAACTATGATTTAGACTATAACAAAAATAAACAAATAACATTTTACAATTTACAGAACGAAAAGTATTTTATTTTTCATTATAAATATATTTATAAAGCGGGTGTTTAAAATAAAAAAATGTACAAAGAAGTATTATATTATGATTGAACTTAAAGAAGCGTAAACACAATCTTCTCAAGAAATCCCGGATTACATTCTGTAATAGTATCGCATATTTCTTGCTTTTCTGGTTCTAATACCTCTTTACGAAATGTAATTGTGTTAATTTTATTATGGTCAATTTGTTTAAATACTTTTTTAAGGTCACGAAAGAATGATTCTGAACCCGTGGTAATATACATCTCCATATTAATGTCAATATTCGTATTTCTATCAACCAATAATTTAATCATATTACACGTGTAATATAGAGATATATCGTGTTTTTCTCTTTCATGTTGACCTGTATAGAAACTTAAATTAATTTTCCGTATATTATGTAATGAACGCATTAACATATAAACATTATTAATTTGTCTTTGTTCAAGTATTTCAGATGCGCCATGTCTCTCACGTAAAATTGGAGTAATAATATGGCTATAATGTTCATTAAGTGCAACATCTATTTGACAATGTCCACCAACATGATTATCACAAGATTCATGTATACGTATTTCTTGATAATCCAAATCTACAAAACTTTTGCCAATAAAATCAACAATCGTACACAAACGACTTCTGTCCATTACGATCGCCATTTGTTCTTCCAATTTTGCTAACCGTGCTTTTGTTTCTGTCAATTCATTTTTCGTTTCTCTCAATTCTTCTTTTAAAGAAGTATTCTCTTGAAGATATGTAACAAGTGGATTCACAAATGGTGATATTTCTTCTTCTTCTGAAGAAGATAAATATTCATCGAAAGGATTGATGTATTGTTCTGACATTTCTTTTGTCTTTTCTTGGGTTTGTTTAAGTAATTGAAGTATATATTGTAAAATATAGTTCAATTTTTCTCTCTTTTATACCAATTCAATGAAAATAAAAAATGCGTATTTTAAAGAACAATAATAGTCGTAATCGTATTCTGTTTAAAATGATCATTCAACAATCGATAAATGTTGAACGAATAATATGTATTTTATCATGATATTTCTTTTTGATTGAATCCATGAATAGTTTTATTTGCGATGTTGTAAATTCAGTTTGTGTCATTTTTATCTGCGGATTTCTACCTTGATATGAAGAATATAATCGTATATCATCTTGAAAATATACAATAATTTTGGATACATGTCTGAGTTTTATGTTAGAACATATATGCGCTAACATAAAACTATTAATACCCATTCTAAAATGTAGTTCGCATTGGTTATTATTATGTATAAGTAATGTAAGAGCATTTATAAATTTACCACTTACTCTTAACTTTGATGATTGTTCAGAACATAACCCACGTTGCTCTAATGAAAATGGTGAAAATGAATAATCTGAAGAACTATAAATACGAATTATTTTTACACGATCGAATTGTCCAATAATATCTGTAAATTGTTCGTCTTTTAATATATAAGAACTACCCCCCACACCATTGCCAAATGGAATTGCATCTATATTAAACTTATGATAATATAAGACAGAATTATCCACATCGCGTGTTATTGATTCACCACCCAAATCGCCTATAGAGATTGCCGATGATTTTATATTATATGATATTGTATTACATCCGCAACATAAATATTTTGTATCTTCTATTGGTGTTGGTAATATTTGTTTTTCCAACTCATATAAACGAGAAATAGCATCGCCACTTATTTGCTCCAAATGAGACAATTTTTGCTGTGTTTCACGCAATTGTTTCTTGAGTTTATTATACGACTTTCGTTGAACGCCTTTGTTGATATACCGAATTCTTGGCATCACGACGCGAGTTTTATATTCATTCTTTGTTGGCAAAGAAATATCTGCTGTTTTCACAGAAGATAAATATTCGTCGAAAGGATTGATGTATTGTTCTGACATTTCTGTTGTCTTTTCTTGGTTTTGTTTAAGTAATTGAAGTATATATTGTAAAATATAATTCAATTTATTTTTCTCTCTTTCTAAGTCGGGATATACCAATTAAACGAAAAAGTAGAATTACCTGTATTATATCTCGAATACAATCCAAGTCGTGTAAAACATCCTCCATTACTACTACTGGATTTTGGGTAAAAATGAGAAGCACGACTAGTTGCTGCTCTCCTTATTGCTGTGCTAGTTCCTCCTACACCCGAACCAGGTGTATATTTATTAAATACATTTTGTGGTTGATTACAAATGCGTCCAATATGAGGATTCCATCTGGCACCAGTTGTATGACTCTTCTTATAAAGAAACCCATCTTTTCCATAATAGAAATTGCCGTATGTCATATAATATATTATTATAATAATATATTATTTCGCATTAATTACAGTTATCATAAATTATAATAGTATCATAACCTCTATGAACCAATCTATATCCAATCGAACCAAATAGAGTGATAATTTCATTAACACTTTCAACAGTATGATGTTCATTTGTTTCAAACTGTATTTTACAAGGATAGAACATATCAGGTAAACCTTTTATATAAGAAAATAACGATTTTAATATAATACAATCATGACCTTCTGTGTCGATCTTTAAATATTTTACTTTTTTCACATTATTTGTATAAAACAACTCACATGCGGTAATTACATTTACTTTTTCTATTTTACATAAATGTGAAACATTATGTTTTAAATGTAATGGATGATAAGTATTTATACAATTACATCCTTTGAACCAATATGGCAAATTATTAGATTCAATCACTTTTTCGTCAATATAATAAACATCTAAAACTGATTTAACATTTGATATGCCAACATTTATTTTCTTACAATTCATCTTATCTGGTAAGCAGTCAATATAATATTTTACCGCATCTACAGAAATTCCCTTTGTTGTGTCATCTGCCAATTCTATCAAAGTCTCAAAATTACTCGTTCCAATTTCAATAAAGTCATAATCGACTAATTTCATATTTTCGAATGATTTATTGATAAAAAAATTCAAAGGCATATTTCCATCTAATATTTCTTTTTCTGTTTTAGATTCAAGAGTTTTATATAAATTATTTACTAATATTAATGGTTGAAAATTTCGCATAATATTTTTATAATTATCAAATGGTTTATCAATATATTCACTTACACAACAATCCCAATTAACAGGAAATAAATTATCTAGTCCATTAAATATTTCATAATTATCATACAACTCTATATTAGAATCGGAAAAATATTGAAGAATCAAATTGCCTATCTCATTTAATTCTATTATTGAATTTTGTTTTAATTCTAAATATTCGACCATTCGTCGTTTCCATTCAATCATTAATGGAGTTAGCCTTTTACTGCCGAATATTCCATTAATGATACGATCATTATTTTCTCTAATAAAAAATCCATCCTTATTTTCAATCAATTCGAATAAAGGATCTAATGTATTTATTACTAAAGTTTCAGAGTCTAACCAGATACCTCCATAATCACATATAACATTTACTCTTACAAATTCTGATTGATGTATAGGAGACAAATTATGAAAATATGCTGGAATATATTGAATATAGTCGTTTATATTTTTATCAGTAATTAAATGAACGTGATAACCTTTTCCGTTAGTTGAATGTAAGTATATTAAATTGCGTAATATAGAGATGAGTGTATTTTCATTGCCAGTCCAATATAGATAGATATTTCTTGTATTCATTGATTATAATTAATATTTGCATTTATATTATAAATTAATTATTTTTTTACCATATTTTAAACTTAAAGAATATAATTATTATATTTCCAACGCAATAAAGTGTTGTAAACGCGTATAAATAATAATTTGATATTGAACAAATTATTATTGTTATGACATGTCAATTTTTTTCCAAAGAGGTTAAACTTATGATATCTTACGTGTAGGAATATCAGAAGAGACCAAGTAAATAGAGTTTTCAGTAATAACAATATACTCTGTTCCACTCTTGTAAAATTTGGCGACAGGAGAAGTATACTCATCTTCGCTCTTAACCAACAGTTTTTCACCGCCTTCACGAACTCCAATGAGCGCCTTCTTGTCGAGTGATGATGCCCAATAATCCAACATGATAGGTTTATCTTCTACAACAGCCAGTTTTGCGGCGTGTTTCAGTGTGGCATCGCTAGGTAATCTATAACTTGAAGTTCCAACTGCAGCTGTGATTGTTTGATTTTCTGTAGACATTATATCATTTAATTTTTATTGTCTTTAAATACTTATTAATACTTATTAATTATTACAACAAATACTTATTAATTATATTAATGTATAATATGTTAACCGATACACCGGCCAAAGAATTCAAATATATATTGACAAATGCAGATAATTATCTGTCTTCTTTAAATTGTGAACTAAGTGGCTTATTGAAACAGCAGTTAAATTTGACAAATGAATATACAAAATGTATGAATGAATTATATATTAACACAAATAATCAAAACCATTTCTACATTTATATCAAAGGATTAGAAACAATCTATCACATATTCAACAATTTAATATATCATACCAAAAATATCCATCTTACACATGATTATTGTCAAAAGGCGATCTATTTTTACATTGAATTTGTTAACCAAATTATGGATGATTCTAATGTATTTTTAAAGTTAAATATTTCAGATGCAGTTCTTTTTATTTACAAAAAAACCATCTTTGACATTAATAAATCTTTATGTAAAAATTTGGAGAAAAATCCAATTGAAACAGAAAAAAGAGTATATGATACGTTGATGATTCATGGAAATATCATCAAGATGGTTATTTCTTATATATATTATAATAAATCAAATGACGATGATGATGATGATGACAACGAAAATCAAATATCATCACGTCCATTTGAAAATATATTTACTATCATTGATTCAATCCTCGGTATATTAAAAAATATAGTTGTATATGATTTTTCTTATATAAATTATTGTAACCTATTCTGTTTAACAGAATTACTACAGGAATATTTCAATAATATTTATACTCGCGAAGAATATTTAGAATGTGTATCTAAATTCTGTAAAAATATTAAAAATTTGGAGATATCTCCAAAAATAATGAGAGAAAAAATATATATGAAAATGATATTCAAAATGAAACCAACACAATTTATTAAACTGTTTGAATAATATCTATTATCATGGTTTTCTTTCTAATCTTCTTTCGCTTGTCCTTGACAACTCGATTTGCATCTGTTATGATCATTTGATTAATTTGATGAAATTCTGCGATGAGTATTTTCTTTAGATATTCATAAATACAGTATAACACATGTTCATCACACATACCGACAATAAGTATACTTCCAGTTCTAAATATCATGAATGATACTTCGACCACATTTGGATATAGGTGTTTTTTGTCTTCTGGAATTTTACTTCCAGTCTGTATTTCCACATCAGGATTAAAGTAGAATTTTGACTGAATTCCTGGATAAGAACATGGATCGTATATGCTTTGAATATTATACTTATATTTGAACAACTCATGTAACACTTCTCTGTTGATGTAGAATCCACAATTAAAATTGGAATTAATTAATACAGTGTCGCTCTTTTGTTTATAACCCAATGGAAGCTCTTCCACAATAAAGGGTTGTAGCGTTTCCAATATATGAACTAATATGATTTCATATATTTTATCATTTTGAACGCCAGGTATCTCCAATTTGCCCGTATTGAAGATCTTAATATGAAACTCCTTGAACATATCGTCGACCTTAATACGCATGATCATTACAAAGCAGTTATAAAATGCACTCTTCTTCTTGATGCGATAACTCAGTATATCCTTCTTTGATATTCCAACACTAACTTTGCGTATATCCTTGAATTTGATTCGCCCGGTGGGATTATGAATGCTGGTAATGATTTGTTCATCATAGTAATTTTCATTTTTTAAATTTTCTTTTATAATTGCAAGCTCTTCTTCTCTCATTGAATTAAATTTCATCTGTTTTTTGATAATACCTTCTGTTGGTTGAGAATAAGGTATGATTTTTATACCCCAGAATATACTATGTAGATCTATCATTTGATTCAAATACGCAATCTTCGATTTCGTTGAAATATATATATCAGATGAAATAGGAATATCTTCATCGGCAATAATGACATCTGAGCCGAATTTTTGTATTGTTTTAGATATTGGTGGTGGCATCACAATTTCATCATCATCTGGATCTTCTTTTACAGAATCGTCATACCCAAAACAATTCGAATGTTTATGCGTTGACACAATATAATCTGTGTCTAATTCTGGTGTAGAGTTTTGAGCCATTAAGAACAATTCCCATTCATCATCTATGATTGTTGCTGACGCTGACATTTCTGTTTATACCTTATTTGCTTTCATTCCTTTAAATTAAATATATAATCAATTTTTATATATTTAAAAATGCTAAGGCGCAGCAGCAACAATAGCTGACACAATATGATCAGTTAATTGCGTCATTGCATAACCAATATAATACTCATTTTTACAATCCTGATAATGCATAATATTTTCTATGCTTTCCAGAATACCCTTGTTAATAATTGACGGCTTACTACGAATGAGGTAATTAACGAAATACTTGATAATATTTTTTACATCGATGTTATATTCGACACTGATTGTTCTTATATATTCATTCATATTCTCTTCTTTGTTCACCATTTTTCTATAAATATTCTCCAATACTTCATTATTAATGATTCTAAAATCCTTATTATCCAGAACATCTTGATTCGACTGCATGTAATTAATCATACTTCTAATATCCGACTTATATAACTGCTGTATAGAGTGAATAGTCTGCGCTGATACATTCAATCCTTCTGCCTTTGCGATACTAGAGAGAAAATTATGTATATCGTTATCTGGTATTTTATTAAAACGCATTTTCAAAAACTCATTCTGTAGACCCTCATCGATACGACTAATATAATTACATATCAGACAAAACCGCACAGAAACAGAATACTCTTGTAATAAATATTTTAGCGCTTGTTGTGCATTTTTTGTCATATAGTCTGCCTCATCTAGTATAATAAATTTCATTCCATCATTAAAGAGAGACTTTGAATTTACAAATTGACTGATTTGATTGCGAATAATATCGACCCCTCTATCATCGCTTGCATTATTTTGAATAATCAAACTTTTTGTTTTATAATTATGCTTTTCTTGAAACTCATTCACTAATGCGATAACGCTCGATGTTTTACCTACTCCCGGAGGTCCATAGATTAAAAGATTAGGAAAATAACCTGTTTCTACTATATTGTTCATTATCTCTCTATTCAATGGATCCAGAATAATATTCAATATTTTTGTTGGTCTCCAGGATTCTACCCAAGGAATACTCATATAATTAATATGGTTCATACTGTGTAAATATTAATTATTGTAAATATTATTAGTGTTTTATTTATCAAATAGTATTAAAATTGAAATTGAAATACTTATAAACAATAAAGACATCAAAAAGACAGATAACAATGACACGATTCAAAGTGGCGACAATTTCTAATTTGCGTGAGTTCCCTGAGTTTGAACAGCAAAAAATATATATTTCAATGATAAAAATGAAAATCCAAATCACGAAAGCGCTTGAACATAGCAACTATGTAAGAGAAAATCCAGGGAAAATGTCCTCTATGCCAACTCAACAAATTCATTCTAGATTTAAAGCGTTGACAGAAGAAGAAATTCCTGATGAAGAACGCAAAAAACGAGATAATATGCTTATTTCTCTGAATGACCAAATCAGAGAAACTCTCAATGAAATGGATATGGATGTTTGTATTCAAGTCAAACAAGCTCACTCTAAATTTAGAGTGTTGTCAGAAAAAGAGATTCCCGACGAAGAACGCAAAAAACGAGATAATATGTGTATTTCTCTGAATGATCAAATCAGAGAACCTCGAAAATGGAGAGTCTTGAAAGAAGAAGACATACCAGAAGATATACGTGTATGTAGAGACAGAGACAACAAAATATAAAAATTGAAAATAATTTATCAATAATACTATTTTTTTAATTAAGACAAAACAAATGGAATCGCAAGGTTATCTAGAATTATTCATCGGCCCAATGTTCTCAGGCAAAACGAGTAAACTACTCGAAATATACAAACAGAATATCTTCTGTAATATTCCAATCATTGTTATCAATCATTCTGCCGATAAGCGATATCATGAAACGGAGTTGAGCACACATGACAAAATAATGATTCCATGTGTTCAAACAACTGATCTACTCACACTGTGGAATTATACTGCTTTAGATGTTCCAATTGATGATGAATTATCAAGATGTCATATTCATTTTAGACAAGCAAAAGTTGTTCTAATCAATGAAGGACAATTCTTCAGTGATTTGTATCCTTGTGTTATGAAATTATTAAAGGAGAAAAAGAAAATATATATATGTGGTCTTGACGGTGATTTTGAGAGAAAACGGTTTGGAACCATTCTCGATCTTATTCCTTTGTGTGATAAAGTAACAAAGATGACGTCACTTTGCGGCAATTGTCGTAATGGAACACTAGCCATCTTCTCGCGCCGAATTACTACAGAAACTACACAATTTCTTATTGGCAGCGACAATTATATACCAGTTTGTCGTGATTGTTATGATAAATAAATGAAAAATGAATAATATATATTATAATATAATATTATATAATATTTTTTATTTTTCATTTTTCATTTTTCATTTTTCATTGACACCGAGGACCACCGCCAATTAACTATCATAAACAATTTAAAGTAATTTAATAATATAATTTATATTAAATGAGTTTAAATAAAGCATCTTCTTCGATTTTGAATAATGATTCTTCGATTTCCGCAAATGTATTGAACACAACCACAATAACAACAACAACTCCACCTATTATTACAGAAGGTAAAAAACGCACAAAAAAATCGATTGTTGAAAATTCTACCACAATTGAAGAAGTTGTTTGTAAGAAACGTGGTCGCAAACCAAAAGGTGGAAAAATAATTAGTCAACAAACCACACCGGAATTGGTCAATGTAATCAAACCAAATATCATTTTACATCTCAAATGTTCAATCAAAGATTTGAATCATATCGGTGAATATAATTCCAACTTTACGAATTCGAACATAGATCCTTATAATTTCGATAGTATTAAAAATGAATATGAACAAATCAGTTTGGAAACATCTAACACATTGTCATTATCAGTTGATAATATAATTACAAGTCAACCCTTTTCTTTCGACTGTTCTGACAATTCAATCGATACAAAAGAAATATGGAAGAAGCTGAAAACTTTAGAACATAACTTACATATTAATAATATTTCTGACAAAAAATCCGCATGTTTTTGGTGCTCATACGATTTCGATAATCCATCTATCTATATTCCCAAATTTCAAATGAAGGGAACATATCATGTATATGGTTGCTTCTGTAGCCCAGAATGTGCCGTTGCGCATTTGATGAATGAAAATATTGATCATTCTGTCAGGTTCGAGAGATATTCTCTACTTAATCATATTTATTCGAAAATATATGAATATAGCAAAAATATTAAACCTGCACCTAACCCACATTATATTTTAGAGAAATTTTATGGCAATCTTACTATCCAAGAATATCGTGCTTTATTAAAAAGTCATCGACTCTATCTCATGATCGATAAACCGTTGACTCGTATTTTACCCGAATACTACGATGACAATGATGACTTCATTATTAACCATAAAGTTATTCCATCCAGTAATTTACAGCAGATAAAGAAAAATATACGAAGACAACCGTATAATGATATGTATGATAATAAAGCAGTTTAATGTAGTATTATGACTATTTTTATAGTCATAATATGATCCACGTATTTTACCATACAGCAATTTGTGGATTATCTGTTTTCAATCCACCGAATAATGCCTGAAAATGTGGCGACATTACTAATGCGCAATTGACGCGATATTTCGCATAAGAATGATTGTCTCTTTTATATAGTGATGACATTAACTTTGGATGCATTACTACTCTCCATAATTGCGCATAATTCGTATAAAAATGCTTCAAATGTTCTCGTTGTTTTAATCCATAAACACAATTTTCCGTCAAAACGTTAATATACGCCTCTTCTGCAACTAAAAACCCAGTTATATCCGCTATATTTTCACTTAAAGTCATTTCGGGATTCACGTTAAATTTGTCCCTCTTGGCAACACGATAGAAGAATGTCTTAATCAGTATTTGCTTTGAAGCATACGCCTGAAAATCCTCTTTCTTCCACCAATTATGATACGAACCATGTTTATCATATAAACTTCCAATATTGTCAAATCCATGGGATATTTCATGCCCTATTAATGTTCCCATAGTTGCCATATTATAAGATAAGGGACGGCTTATATCTAGAAAAGGTGCTTGTAAAATCGCATTTGGTATGATTATCTCATTCTTATTCATATTATATTCCGCATTCACATTGTATGTATTCATATCGATGCCTTTTAACCATGTATTTTTCGATGGAATTGGTTTATAAAACGTTTTCACAAAATAATGTAATTTCCATTCTAAATAACGCATATAATTGGCAAATACATCGTTCATCAAAAATACACACGATGGATCTTCTATCCAATATGGTTTATCGCCGACAGTCACCTTAAGATTTTCCAATTTATCAATCGCAATGCGAATCGTATCAGAAGATAACCATGTGTTTCTTTTTAATCGCGTAATATAGGTAGCAATAATCAATTGAATAATGTGTTTGGTCAATACTATTTCTCTCTTATTTTCATAGAATTTGAGATAAGTCTTATTTACCAATGTGTTCATTATCTCGCAAATAAAGTTAATTGCTCGATCCTGTTTTGTTGCAAGTTTTACTTTTTTATCTATAATACAATAATCCAAAATAATCTGGTGTAATTTACTATGAAACTTCGATGCCATAAAAAGTATTTGTGTAATATAATAAACCAACATATCATTTGTTCGCCATTTACTATTGAGTAATAACATTGCTTCTCTCGTATATCTGGGATTTTCAATGACAATTTCTTTCGGCGTCTCTTGTAATTCAATGTCTTTTGACAGAATAGTCCAATCAAGATGACATATTTTTTTTGATTGACTTACAGAAAATAAATTATATATCTTTTCTATAGTTCTAGGTTCTTTAGAAGAATAAATAAATTGTGACATATACTTTTCGATTTCTATAACTTTTTCTATATCGTATGAATGATCCGGACCGAAAATACAATGAAACATATCCGTCAATAATTTGCGATATTTATTGATGATTTTTTTGTCTTTTATGCGATATTTTTCTGGATCTTCAATATTAAGACCACCTTCTTCAATATAAAATCGATTTAATGTTGGTTGTCGTTGATCGGCGGAAATAACAATGTTTACTAATTGATTTAGACCTTTTTGAATAGACCAAGACATTAGTTTATATAAATCGTTTGCTTCTTTTGAATCTTGAATTTGAATTAATTCTATAATGAGAGAAAAAATATGCTTTTCTACAAGAGGATCATTTTGTTCCATATAAGAATGATATAATGCATTAACTTGCGCATTCCCAATTAACTTGTTCAATACAACATTTTTGATATCTTTATCGACCTTGTTATTTAATAGAGAGAAAGCACTAATTATTGTTTTTTTAGACACTTGATTTTTATGCCTGTCAATCCAATCTTTGTTTACCATACTATAAAAATCTTCTTGAATCGTTATATGATGATGATGTTTATTTCTTTTCTTTTTGACAATTTGATGTTTAGGAATATGTTTTTTTTTGTATATTTTACGTGTTAATACCATATTAATATATTGTTATATTATATTAATATGCCAGATATAGATATAGATATAGATCCGGCTATTGCTGCTGTTTGTAAACGATTAAATATCCTAATACCACAAGCATATGCTGGAATTGTAACTTTACTTACAGACATACAAGGTGGAAAAGGAGCACCCCCCAATTACCTTACAACAGATGAATTAAATACATATTATGATATTATTTCATCTATTAGTGTTCGTTTGATGATACAGACGCAAACAAAATATGGTTCTGGAAGTGCAAGCGGAGCAGCAGCACCAATGTCTACTCTTGGTAACAAATATAATTTTAGTAGTAGTAGTGGTGGAGGTGGATTGATTGGATCATGGAGTGATTTTATTTTGAATAGAAGTTTACAAGATATTTTACCTACAATTATGTTAAATGACAGAACAAAAGGAACCCTAATTGGGGGACTTCGTCGTCGAGTAACAGATGCACCAAATAATCATATTCATAAAAGTATGATTGATGCAATGGCGTTAATGGTTAATATAGGAATTAATCCAGCTGACCCAAATTACCAAACAGAAACCAGAAACAGATTATTTTTTAATACAGCTGATGCAACTTATATACCATATAGCACAATTCGTCATAAAACAGGAATTCAAATTATTGTTGATATTTATTTAAAAGCTGGAATAATTTTTAAAGATAAAACTGGAAGATTTGTTTGGAATATTGGGAGATTATTAACAGAATTAAATACAGGGTGTCTGGTTGTTTCATCGTTAGCAGCATATTTAACAGATGTAGAAATTGCATATTTTTTACAAGGAAATGTCGCAATTTATTTACAACAATCTGGTTCTGCTGAATTTCAATTTATGACAGCAGTCGTGATGGGATGTCTTTTAGCTAAGTTTAATAATATAGATCCTGCTACTGGTATCCCTGCTCCATTAGACCTGGCTCAACCAGAACCAGATATTATTAATGTTGTATATAATTTTACTATGGCTACCGCTCATCCCAATAGTCGCAGGATGACGATTACACCTACAGATCAAATTTGTAATGATTTAAGTATGCATATTCAGAGGCTAATTATTGCAAATAAACAAAAAATCAGTGATGAGCTTTGGCCTTTTGTAACGTTTACGGTAACACTTATTTTAAGATTACATGGACATCCGTTTGGACATGCATTTGAATTATCTGTTACATATGATAAAGGTAATTATTACGCATTAATGTATGATGGTTATTCAACTAAATATATTAAAAAAAGTTCTAGTACTGCACCAACAACAACAACCGCACCTAGTTCGGCATTTTCGAGTTTTCTATTACAATGTGCTCAACCAACAACAGATAAAAGAGTATATATGTATACTATTGAAAGTCATGATTTAGTTGGATTAGATGATTTACATCAAATGTATAAAGGAGTTGTTATTCCGGCAGTTCGAATACCAATAACTTTTGGAACAACTGGTTCAGGAGTATCTACTGATCCAAACATATTAACAAGTCTTCCTCTTGTAATGAATAACAAAGAATTTTATGAAGGGATACGTGGTCAATGCGTGCTTCAAGGAAAATCCGGTCCATTAGAATTATGGGTTCCGTTTATAAAAACAGCAATTACTGACCGTTCCAGATATAATAGTATATATCCACGAGAAATATTACAACATTCAACAGCAGAAGATTTACAATCGCTTGGTAGAATTGTTTCAGTAATGACTCCTAGAAGTCAACAGACAAAATTAGATCAAGATATGATTATTGTGAATCAAATACTAATAAATCCATTACTTCGAACAAAATTTGAAAGAAGCACTGGTTATTCTCTTGCTGGAAAAACAAATCAAGATCTTTATGCATTATTTCAAACGAGATCAGACTATATGGATTCTGCAAAAGAAGCTATAGCTGAAGTGGAAACTCAACGTATTCAGGATGAACGTAATAAAGAGTATGCTATTCATCTTGAAGCTATTAATATTGCATATGAAATTTTAAACACTGCTGGCGCTTATGATTTATTTGCTAGAGCAGTTAATGAACCATCTCTTACTCAAGTAAATTTAATTGAATATTTGGAATTAAATATCAAGCAAGGTAAAACTGATGTAATAAATTTGGCAATCGATTCTATAAATTTAGGTGGTCTTCAACAGGCTTCTACAGATGCCTCAATAAGAATTCAATCTAACCCATCTGCTGTTACAATACTTAATTCAAAATTACGTGAACATGGAATTGCACCTCCACAAGGAGATATTTATAATGAAAGATTTATATTTGAAAATGAAAATAATGGCATTGGTATTATTTCTTATATAGAAGAAGCGATTGAAGAAACCACTCATGAAGAAGCAATTTCTCTTGTTTTGGAAGATTTGATAGACCAAGCTGCTGGCAATCCTGGTAACTGGAAATGGAGTCCAATTGATGATCTTATTGTTGGGTCATTTACTCCAGCGAATTATTCAGAAATAATTAGTGATGAATTCGCAAGTAATAAAGCTACTAAAGAGTTAATAGTACATGCAGTTGATTATGCTATTAAAGAAGTTGCTGTTCCAGTTACTGAAGATATTCATCTATATTCTAATGATATTATTGCAAATAATACGGCATTGGCATTTGGTGCAATTATTGCTAATAGTGTTAGTGAAAATATAGCAACAGATCAAAATGTTGCAGAATTGGCGGCAAACAATGGAGTGGAAATTGGTAAACAATCTGTAGTAGGATTACAATCAACCTTACAAGCAGAAGCACGAAAAAATATTAGTGGCCCTCCAATAGTAAATAATTACGAAGTAGCAATTGGTGTGATTCGCACATTTGGTAATGCATCTGCTATTATAATGGGAGTTGACCCATTACACGCGATTGAACAAATTGCTGGCGTTACAGCAAGTGTCGTGGGAAATGCATCTTCATATATTACTAGTGCATATTCTTCTTTATTTGGCGAAGTTCTTTCTTCTAGTTATTATATAGGAATTCCTCGACAATCACGAGAAGCAGGCAAATTAGAATCATCGCTGGGTTCTTATTGGAGTCAACCAACAACTGCCAAAAGAGGAACAAAAGGCGGCAAAAGAAGAACTAAACATCGTAAAATAAACAAAAGAACAAGAAAGCATAGAAAAAATGTCAAATGTAGAAAATCCAATCATCGCCGAGCTAAACGCAGCCGCCGTTAGCGATTTCTTGTTCCAATTTTACATTTTGTGCTTGATTGAAATCCTTAATTGAAAGATCAAGTTGTTTTCTAATCTGTTTGAACATTTCCTGTTGTAAAGAAGGACTGGTTCGACTTACTACCTTATGAATAGGTATTCCCATAAACTCTTTAATTATGTTGATAGTATCCCCTTCATGTTCTAAAAACTTTTGTTCAACAACCTCTCTCGAGTAATCAGTTTGTCTCATAATGACATCAATAGATGATTCTAATTCTAATTTTGAATCCATTGATATTATGAGCAAATAAAAAAGTTTTATTAAACGAATAATATATATGTTGATATGCCCCCCCGCTCTCATATACCTTATCTTCTGTATTGTTCAAATAATTCTAGATAGCATCAATGGACTCTACAATACAGCGCTAGTCAAAACATTTGTTGCCATTATTATTACTTTTTTGCTGGATGTTTTGTGTAAAATGGGTTTAGGGATAATTTCATGGATCATCGTATTGATTCCCTTTATATTTATGGCAGTGATTACGAGTTTGTTGCTCTATATTTTCGGTCTGGATGTTGCCACTGGACAAAGGGTTACGACAATATATAATAAAGAGACAGAAAATTCACAACCACAACCACAACCACAACCAATTGTTATCAAATCAAATATGACATCTCCTCCTTTTCCACCATGGATGTTACCAAATACAAAATATGATACACAGCCTCATTACTTGACTGTGTCAACTCCAGAGGCAAATACAAATATAGTAAAACCGCGACCAGATGCCATAATTATTCTTCCAATGCCGGTACAAAACTTGGGATAAAGATAAATATAAACTAGAAAATATGATATAAATATATATAACAATTTCATTATCAATGAATTTATACAATTTATATTATATCAAAATTGGAATGAGTATAGGAATTGGTTTTGTTTTTATATATGTAATTAAGCATCCACCTAAAATCAACACTATTTTCTTTTATGAAATAGCACATTATGGTGTAAAATATTATAGTCTTGCTCAAATCGTAAGTCGTAAATATATAAAGAAAATATCTCAAAACAAATATATAGAATCAAGTGTTTTCTATTTGAAAGATTTGTTGATAAATGATGTCGAATTAATAAAAGATAGTTGTGTGCTATTGAGATGTAAAACAAGTAATTTGGTAATGTATAATCCGCTATATATGGATTTTATGATTTATTCGGATATTCATAGTTATCCAGTAAATAAGGTGATTTGTAAAGATGTATATAATTTTGTAAAAAAGTATGAAGTATGCGATTTCAAATTATATATGATTAAAATTATATTGTCTGAAACAATAAATTATATGATTAATCTGTCCACTGCTGAATATAATTATTATGTTGTTGGCAATGTGATTGATAAATTTGTAGTGTTATATTTGTTATATAAACAGCATGGAATTATTGTCAATGAAGATACCGTATGTTACACAATGGAAATAATGGATCATAATATAGAGGTCGTTTATATCACTGAAAATGACGATATTATTTTGGAAAAATCGACATATCGAATTAAAAACGTGTTCAAGGTGAGAGAAGATGCGAGTTATATAACTGATTATAATAAAGAAAAAACAACAGATCATATGTGTTTCAATAATAATAAAGTAATCGAAAAATCGATTGATGATATTGACTGGGTCAAATGTCTCAAATAAATTATAAAATAGAATATAAAAATAATAGTATAATGTTCTTTATATGTTATTATCAAACTCATATAAAGAACTTGAAGAGGAAATGAAGACAGAACTTCCTGTTAGCATTCATCCTACAATAAATAAATGGACATTGTGGGCTCATTTGCCACATGATACGGATTGGACGTTGAAAAGTTATAAAAAAATATATGACATTTCAAGCATTGAAGCAATGATAGCGATCACAGAAACTGTTCCGGATATATTAGTAAAGAATTGTATGCTATTTATTATGAGAGAAGGCGTAACACCATTATGGGAAGATACACAGAACAAAAATGGTGGATGTTTTTCTTACAAAGTGTCGAATAAAAATGTATACGAAGTATGGCGTGATTTGACATATGTGTTAATTGGAAATGTAATTAGTACAAATGATCAATTTGTCTTTTCTGTGACAGGGATCACAATTTCTCCGAAGAAGAATTTCTGTATTATCAAGATTTGGATGACGAATTGTAAGAATCAAAATGCGTCGACTGTTACAAATGATGTGAAGGGGTTGACATCGCAAGGTTGTATATTTAAAAAGCATGCACCAGAATATTAAGGACAAGGAAAGGGTCGATTGCGTTCGATGACTAAAGGGAGTGGCATAATTGTTGGATTAGGTTCATACAAATTTTTCATTTTTAGATTAGTCGGTTGAGCGATGAATTTCAGTTCTGGTTTGACGAGATTGGTAGAATTGATACCGAACAAGAATGATTCTGTTTGAACAGGATTATGAGAGAGTTTATTCCATGGTAAATGTCCTTGAATGAGACCTAATCCCGCGAAATTTGTGTGACCTGCTTCGCCATAAGCAGAATGAGAATATAAATTATATTCTGTATTTTCTTTGTATGTGCGTTGTTCAAGATTGTAGTTGCCAGGAGTATTGATATTTCTGGTAGAAGCCATTATTATAATATTATATTATAATAATTGTTTATTTATTCGTTATTTGTCATTTGTCATTTGTCTCCGTATTTGAATTTGTAAATGACTGAATAGACTGAATAAGACTATCTATATTTGTTCGAGAGATAAATTGAGAATCTTCGCAGAGTAGATCGGAAATACATAAATGTGTAATATGAAATAATTGATACGAGAATAGAATAATAAATCCAGAATGTTCATCTTCAGTCAACAAAGTATTGGAAGAGAGAAATAGAGAATAATTCAATAATACGTTTGCAGTTTGGTTTGTCTCTCTTAGACTACAAATATGATTGTATAATTCTTCGATCTTCGTGTTAATCACAGCTTCATTAAATTTATCTATATTAAATGCGTGTAAAATCTCAGTTTCATATAAATATTTACTGGTAAATGTATCAGATAAATTATTCACATCAATTTCATTTTCATCGTCATCATCTGAATGGCTAGACGATTCTGTATAATAAGCGTCTTCTGGCGCAATATGTTTTTGTGCCGTTTTATCTGCTATATATTGACTACTAATAGGGTTAAATGAACATAATGAAGGATCATAGAACATATAAGTTGGAATAAATTGAAAATTATACATATATTAATACATTGTCAAATTTGTTTTAAATTAATAAATTGTAATACTTATTTATGATAGCTGAATACAATGAAGATTATATTATTGTTGTCTATTTAAGAATTCTCTATCACGCGTCAATTCACGTGATGGAATACCTCCACGAATCCATCCTTCTGATGCGACACCTTCAACACAATATGCTGGATTCGTAACTCTATTTTGTATATTAGATTGAAGTGGTGTATTTGTATATTTCAAATAACTCTTTTCTGGCAATCGAGTAACTGTACGTTTATTAGTAATCATCTCTCCTTGTTGCATCTGCGATTCTAATACCGGATCAACTGAACCTCTACCTAAATAGGGAACTGTCGCAAATGGTCTCTGATATAAGTCTATCTTACTTCTGGGATGAGTGCTACTATTCTGACTAAATAATAACTTCGAACTATCATCTACGACGCAACCACCTGATCCAACCGGACTTGTCCCATTATACATAATACCTGGCTGTGAAGTTGCGAATTTGATCGGTATTTTCATAGAACAATCGCCAGCAAAATAATTTTCTAAATTATAATTTGCATATTTCATATTCTGTATAGTATTTTGATCTTGAAAGCAAGAGTCATTGCCGATTCTAGACATATTATCAAAAGAGTAGTTCGTGACAAATGCCATTAATATTAATACATATTATTTTAATATTCGGCATATTTAATATATTTTGTATATTTGATATAATTATATCGAATATATATGAAATTAGTATAAAGTATATCGGTAGCTATCTTTTACACATTCCAGTGTATCATTGTCTCTACAGCTGGGCATGTTACCATATAAAAACTGCGAGTAAGCACCTTGATCATTTGTTACACGGGTATTTGCAGTTGAATAGAAAACACGATTACTTTGATCTAATTCAAAATTTTCTGCTAAATCTCCAAACAATTGCTTATCTGTATTTATAATATCGGGGTTTAATTCTTGAACCATTTTTTTGGTAGCAGTTGTAATATCTTCGTAAACTTGAGGGTTAAAAGACGGTGGTGCCGGTTTTCTCTCTTTGTTGTATTTAATTTCTGGAAGTAATACGTTAGAAAAAGGATTCTTACTATTATTCATTGTATAATTTTCCTTCATTGTTTCTTCAAGAGTTTCTGGATTTATGATTTTGGAAGAAGCCGTTTTAGTATTTCCTAAAATCGCCATTTGCGCTTGGTTTGCGGTTGTAACCTCTGGTTTATTGATAATACTAAATCCTTCGATGTATTTTGATTTATATAATATATATATGATGAATAAAGTAATTACTCCTGCTGCGAGGATTTTTAAAGAAAAGGTAAATATATATCCAAGTAATGTCAATAATATAACTAATCTGGCAATCGCATTTAATTTATTTTCATAATCCATATTGGCAGTTGGCCATAGTTCCAAAACTTCATTTTTGTTCAATAAAACGGATGGATTATTTCCCCAAAAAGCAGTAGCATTAGTTGACATATATATAGAATATTATATAATCTTTTTCGATTATGACGTCGTAGTAACAACTGATTTTGATTTCTTTTTCTTAGGATTATCTGTTTTCTTATTCTCCTGAAAGAGAGAAACCAGTTCTTCATCTGCTATTGGAGAGGATTGAACCGCACTCGAATTAAGCATTTCTGCAGCCGCTTCATTCATTAATTTATTCATATGGCGTTCCTCCAGTTTCTTCCTCATTTTCTCTCTTGTATTCAAGTTTTTCAACCGTTGATCCATCGCATTTTGATCGACTCTTGTCCCTTTGCTTTTTCCATTTTGTTGCCCGAATCCTGCTAATTCTGCTAGTCCTTCTAATCCTTCTAATCCTCCTTGTCCCTGTCCTTGTCCTCTTTGTCCTTTACTTCCTTGTCCTTTACCTCCAAGACCCATCTTAGAAATTATATCTTGAATATTATCCATTCCAGGAATGGATTTCATTTTACCCATCATCTCACTTGCTTCTGTGAATAAATCAGTTTGATTTATTTCACCCGATTTAATTTTTGTGTCTAATTTACTACCGACATTTTTAACCAAATCCATCAATTTACTTGGATCCGAAAAGAGCTGCTTAAATATATCTTTTGGTTCGCTCATTTCATCAAACATATCAAAATTCATACTTCCTGCGGTTTCTTCAGCGATTTCTTTTGCCAAGTCACCTAGTTTACCTTGTAACATTCCAGAAATATGACCTTGAATGTCATCAGGTGAAGGTAAATTAAATTTTGGTTCAGTATTTGATGAATCGTCTTTAGTTTCACCTTCACATTCCTCCTTTGTAAATAATGTTTGGATATTTTCCAACGTCTCCTCTAACTTTGTTTTGAATTCGTCGTTATCAATTGTTTCTAGTAACTTCGCAGTATCTCCAAAAATACTCTTATCTTTAATTGTGTCAATCAGAGAAATAACAACCAATTGTAAGTATTTCCAAATAGTTTCTCTCGTTTTATCTGTAATATTAGATGCCCATAAATACTTGAAACTAATTCCAGGCAAAAATTCCGTATTGTAATTGGTATCTTCTGAAAATAAGTCAGTATTTTGATATAGGATTTCAAGTAGTCTCTCTGGATATACTTTCATACAATAATTGTAAATATAAAGAACGGATTCATCTTCTGTGTTTAAATCCCACCATTGACCGATTATTCCGTTATATTCTGGAAAAGTATTTTTAATATCACCAATAAACTCCTTAATGATTTTCTTAAATTCTGCAGTAGGGGTTGGTGTTGGCGTTGGCATTTGCGTTAATAGTTCATCAATAAAAGATTCCGTAGTTTCTGGCTCGAACATAATATATTTCACACTTATTTTCTTTAAATCATTGACGAATAAAAAGATATTATGTCATTTATTGCGCATATTTATTAGTAATTATTTTGGTGGCAAAATTCATATAAACATTATCAATATATAATAAGTATATGAATCGCATTGAACAAATGAAAACAATTCAACAGAATGGATTGGAATTATTTACCAAAAAAAATATTGATTATGGTGACGCATTTGCTAAATATGGAGTTATCGGTGTATTAATGCGAATCGAAGATAAAATACAACGCTCATTATCTATAACAAAAAATGGCGTCAACTTGGTAAATGATGAAGGAATTAGAGACACATTACTGGATTTACATAATTATGCAGCAATGGCATTAATTCTTTTAGATGAAAACCCGCCTCAAAAAGTAGAGCAAAAATAACTCCATTTGTTCAACATTTGGGAAAGATTGATAATATTATGATAATATAATAAGCATATTATCATACAAATTGTGAACTAAACAGCAGAAATTATATATGTATTAGATAATTTACACAAATTTTGTAAATACTTAATCGTGTTGAGTTTATCTTTCTCATTCATTTGTCTGATTGGATCTCTTAATCTATTGATTGATTCTATTATTTTATTCGAATTATCATTATTTGACAAGTCATCACGATAATCTTTTTCAATGAAGAACTGTATATCTCCTTTTTCAATTTCAGGATAATACTTGGTATACACATAATTATGGAAAACCTGGATAATCAGTCGAGGATTTGTTTTTCGAATTAACGAAAAAGAGTTTTTCATAGTTAATAGATCAACATCTTCTGGAAATATACTTATAACATCGTCAATAAATTCAATAAAATGGTTGTTAAATATTGTTAAAATTGAAGACTTGTTAGACATTATATTAAATCATTGTTTTATTTAAATGATTTAATACTTAATTATATTTTCTCTGATTGTAAATATTATATTAATTTATATTTTCTCTGATTGTGAATATCTTTTATTATTTTATTATATTTTGCGTTGTTGTTTACTTAATGCGGCATAATCTTGGTCTCTCTGTTGTTGTAATTGTTCAACTGTAACGTTTTCAGATAATTTTGGTTGTTTATAATTGGTTTCTTCAGTAGGTGTATATATATTGCCATTGGAATCTTCATTATTAATACAGAAATAGTTATGAGTTTGTCTTAATCCTCCATCACCTTTTGCTTTCAATGATTCAGGATCCATATCTAAGAAACTGAAATTATCAGACACGATTCCTCCATAAGATGATCCTCCTCCTAAACAGAATGCTATTGGTTCCATATTATTACTCGTGGCAATTTTAGCCATTTCTTTCTCTTTTGGTTTTATAAAGTTATAAATATCTTCTCCATATAATACATTAAATTGTCCATTTAACAGAAGAAGAGCAGGGACTTTGTCTATATTTTCAGGCATGATAATTTTCTGTCCATTTTCTAAAATAATATACGTTTTTCCGTCTTTACTATCCTTTACTCGTTTATCAATGCTAATAAAATGTATATCATCGATCATTGGCGTCTTCGTTATATGTTGTAGCAATTTCTTCGAATGTTCGCAAAAATTAGAATAGTAAAATATTGAACTCATGAAATAATACAAGTAATTCTATCTTTCTTTTTAACTTATTAAAATTGATTTATAATATAAATATATAATATTATTAAAAAGAATATAAATGTCGTCTCAACAACCAAGAATCGAAAACATCGCTAATAGTGATGATATATTTACGTTTACTTTATCCAATGTGAACGTAAGTATAGCTAATGCAGTCCGGAGGACAGTGTTGTCGGATATTTCAACAGTGGTATTCAAAACATCTCCTCAAGAAGAAAATACAGCAAATATGATTACGAATACGAGTCGCATGAATAATGAAATACTCAAACAGCGATTGAGTTGTATACCGATTCATATTGAAAAACTCAATGCAAAAACAATTGATAATTATTTGCTAGAAGTCAATGTTGAAAATAACACGAGTGATAGTTTTGTTTATGTGACAACGAAAGACTTTCACATTCGCGATATTTCAGAAGATAGTTTGTTGGATGCTGAGACAACGAAAACAATATTTCCTCCATGGATTGCTCCAGATGGAACAGAACATTATATTGAGTTTGCGAGTTTAAGACCCAAGTTGTCAGATTCTATTCCAGGAGAGAAGTTGAACTTTACTTGTAAACTGTCATATGGAACATCAAAAGAAAGCGCTATGTATAATTGTGTTTCAGTATGTTCATATGGATGTACAGTCGATGTAAGTGAGCAAGAAACACGGTTGACAAAGTTAAAGAAGGATTGGGAAAAGAACAAACTTGATGTTAAGTTTGAGGAAGCCAATTGGAGACTGTTGGAAGGTCAGCGCATTATATTGGACAATAGTTTCGAATTTATCATTCAAACGTTGGGTGTATTTACAAATGTGGATCTTATTCGAAAAGCATGTGATAGTATTATGTCTCGTTTAGATCATATAAATACGTTGATTAAAACGAATGAAGAACTCATCATTGTTGCTGATAATACGATGAGCAATAGTTATGATATTATTCTGTTAAATGAAGATTATACTATTGGAAAAGTGATTGAGTATATGTTGTATTCGTCAATATTTAATGTAAGTGATGGCAAATTATTAAGTTATTGTGGATTTAAAAAATTACATCCACATGATACATATAGTATCATACGACTTGCGTATATTGAAGAAACGTCAAAGGAAATGATAAAGCAAAATATAGATGTATGTATTTTAGATAGCATAGAAGTATTTAGACAAATTAAGGCCCTATTTAATAAAATCGATTAATTTAGTGGGTAAACGTATTGTAAATGATATATAAATGAATATTATATTTTTTATTGCGTAAATATAAGTATTTCAATATTTCAAGGTTATTTAGGAAAATATTTTTTCTTTACAAATAACACTCAACTTATAGATATTTTAGAAAAATAAAATCTCTATTTATATTATAATGACACAAATGACTGGTGGACGACGTAGACATCGAGGACGTAAACACCGAGGTGGTTCAGCGACTAATACAGCAACTAATACATTAGCTTCATTATTAAACAAAGCAACTGCGAGTTTGAGTTCAACTGCTCCAACAGCTTCTATCACAAAAGGAGGTAGACGTCGACACCGAAAAAGAGGCACTAGACGTCACAAAAGATCATCGAAAGGATTCATGGGAATGAAATGGTAATTCATTTTGTTTTTTTTGTTTAATAAATATGAAATCATATTTATTAAATAATATTTTTGCGTTGTTTTGTGATGTAATTATTAATTGTTGATAGACCACATTTGTAGAGGAGGTTGTAATTGATTGAAATAGTTAATGACTTCGTTCAATGTAACATACAGTTCATTAGGTCTTAACACAGTTTTAAATAATTCGTGTATTTTATACATATGTGTTTTAAAATTTGATGGATAATCGCCCAATTTGCGTTCTTTTCGAATATAGCAAGACTTGTAATGATGAAATAGTGTGCGTATATATGCGTCTTTTTCTGCTCCAAATGATTTGAATTTTGCTTTATATTCAGGATAATATTGTAAGAATTCATATACTCTATTTTCTTTTAGCAGAACGAAATAATGGTATTGTAGTTTGGGTTGATTCCCTCTTAACTGACGAACACTCTCATAATTGGGATTACGTATTTTGGTTCGTTCATTCGTCTTCGTATCTCGAATGACAACCCCCATTATATTATATGGTGTCGATTTATCAGTAAAATAAGTATAAAGCTGATCATATGTAGATGAAAGAACAGAATATATTTGTGGTGTACGAACTTGAGAATATGTAAATGCTGGATCGGTAGTAACAATTGATCGTGTATTCAATGCGTAAATTGTATCTGGTGAAATATGATATGCTTCGATTAACCAAAGCGATGGTTTGTAAAAAGCAGTCACTATTCGATTTTCTGGATGTTGCAAAACGAAACTATAACTAACAAATTTATCCAACAAATCTATTTTTAAATTGACTGCATTGGCTGCTTCATCAAACATCGTTTTAAATGTTTTGTCACCGAAGAAGGTTGAATTGCCTCCAATTGTGGTTTTTGTAGATATTTCCCATTTTCCATCATTCCAAAATACATTGATCATTGTGCCTTCAATAAAATCTTCAACAATGATACTGTTATCAATGATTGGATATCGTTGACTAAATACATCATAATCAATTGATTTAGATGGTGATACAGAATAAATAGTTGGACTTCTAGGATCCCCGCGATCCAATTTACTCGGATCTTCAGGAAGATGTCGACATATAACAGAACGCAAATGTCGATAATAATCCATACATACATTTTCTTCCAGAACGATTTGCTTCTTATTATAGCATACTAAATGGAAATCTCCATATTTTTTAATAATAATATTTTTGTCATTATTATTAATAGTTGAAATCAATTCAGCAATAGAGATCATTTGGCGGATACTTTATAATATTAACATTGTGTCTTTATATTATAATGTTAAAATGATTAGGCGAAATTGAAAGAAATTGGAAAGTATCAATTAGGTATGTAATACATATATTTATCTGTAAATATAATAATAATGCAAGAACAAACTTTTAAAACCGCCTTTGAAAAAGGCGAGCAAGAAGAAAGCCCAACCAAAGAACGTGAAAGTTTAGGAGACAAAATGGTAAGTATTGAGTTAAGATTAGGCGATATTATAAAAATTACGACAGAAGGATCTATGAAGAATGAATATTATATTGAATACATAGATAGAGAGAAAATCAAGGCAATCGACGTTGAAACATTGGAAAAAATCGAATTCACTATTGACGAAAAATATGAGTTAGTTTATAATGGAGTTCGTGTAAATGGAAAAATCGCATTACTATATCGCCAAAAAGAAGAAGGATTCGCCAGACAAAATGGGCTTATAGTAGACACTTGGATAGCGATCCGGTTTGATATTAAAAAGGAGCAAAAAGAAATCATTGCAAAAATTATAGAATTGCCGGAAGATCTAGATATGATTACCATTTTGACTCATCCACAGAAGGATACATTATATATTAACTTCAATTATAACGGGTTATCAGAGAACCTTCATATTTCTTCTTTGAAGATCATATCGTCGCCATACACGGAAGAGAACTTCTTTGAAATGGTTCCAGATATAGAAGAAGAATATGATGATGATAATGCTACACCGACAAAGGAATATCGGTCACCGCCGATTTTTGAATTTGGAGAGATGATTCCATTAGGGAAAGTAGCAGATATAGTTTATTTAGTTAACGCGGATGAATCTCAATATCGTTATGACATAGAAACACAGAAAAATGATTTATTGAATAATATGTTATCTAAGTTACCTAAATCACAGCGAACAATGGAGGAATTATCTAATATTGCTTTGATTATTGAACGATTTCGCCAATTACGGCAACAATTTTCAGTAGTTGATAGTTATGGTAATATTACTGGTGCTGTCCAAAAAGGCGCTAAATGGAAACCACTAGTAGAGAACTTGAAGACGTTTAAGCGTCCATTGTATTGGATTGTGCCAGTTGGAACTCAAACGAAGGTATTAAATCTTATTGCGAAAGAAGGTGGTGAGACTGAACCAGATGAGGAGGAAGAGGAAATAAATCCTGAATTTATGGAATTATTTATGCAACAGAATAAAAATAAAGATGTCGAAATAAACAAAAATGAACCAGATGATCAATTGAATCTGATTGTGCAAGAGTTTAAAAAGGCGAATATCTCTGACAACAGATATATTAAATTCATTCAACAATTATACAGATATTTTTGGCCTTTTCGTTACAATATACAGAGGTCTAATATATTGACAAGTATTCCCATTATTACGCCTAATATAAATGTAATGATTGATAATGGTAACCGATTTATGTCAAATATTGTCGACGTTTCTGTTAAAAAAACAAAAGGTTCTAAGAATGTAACATATGATATTAAAGAACAGAAATATATTACAGGCGTATATTTACCAGAAGATATGGTTTTACATGCTTCTAAGATTACTTCTGATATTAGAATGACTGTTGAAAGAGAGAAAGTATATAATACGAATGATCACATTGACCTAGTGAGTATATTGACATTACCCGAGCCAGTGATTCAGTTCTCTCGAGTGAACTTACCCGGAACAAATATAATGGAAAAATCGGGACTTAGTAACTCATTCATTGATTTTTCAGAGATATTTAAAAAGACATCAAAATATGATAATTTGATCAAGACGATTAGTTTAAATAATTTAGATAATGAAGAAACCGTGAAGAATTTACAGCAAATGTATGATAATACTTCATTTATAGGAAAGCGGATGATGACAAGTTATGTTACAAATACGGTTGCAGACACTGAACAGAATAAGAATTTGTATGATACTTATTTAAATTTGATTATACCTCAGTCAAGAATCTTGTTTGATTTAATCAAAAAATACGTTACAGGACGAATGTCGATTATGGATGTTATATGTTACTTAGAACCGTTTTTAATCTATCAAGACGATGTGACATTCAAATTTTATGAAGAATTAAAGAAATTCGTAGAAAACAAATGTCGAGAATATAAGAAACAGTTGAGAGACAAGAATACTGAGTTCAATACATTGAAAGAAAGGCTGAAGACAATGAATAATAGAGAATCATATATAAAATCGAAATGTTGTAAATTGGCAAATCTCATAGATAGAGACACGACAGATTCTGCAGAAATATATAATTTATATGGATTTCCAGAGATCGGGATTGCGAACGTAGATACGGCAAAGAATATACATCCTACGTCATCTGAGTTATTACAATATTTAACGAAGATTGATTTCCATCGAATGTTATCTTACAGAATAATAAATGTCTCTCTTTTGGTTCATAATAAGACAGATGAGATGATTCGTATTCAAGGAGAGCGTATGGATGAGTGGAATAATCCAGGCGAATGCGATAATAAGTATGTTATTGCCAAGGTATATAATAATGAAACCGACTTAAAGAACGACGACGGAAAGTCGCCGATATATTTTGATCGACGACTGAACTCGGGACAAACATGTGAACGGGATACGACGGTTCGTGAAATAGTAGATGGTGATATGGCTGCATTATATAGCATCGGTCAGGATTCTTTTCAGTATTATAGAAGAGCTGATGATCGTTGGAAAGAAGAAGATATTGATGCCAGTGTCTTTTCTGGAGAATTTATATGTGGGTTGAAAGAACATTGTATGCAAAATGCACAAAGTGGCGACTGTTCTTCGATGGATATGGTTCGAATGAATATCACCAAAAAGAATATAGATAATGTTCTACAAGAGTTTGATCGTTCAATAGAAATTCAGACAAATGAATTGAAAGAAGAGATTGAGAAGAACTATTTATATTACAAGGATATTCTTCCAAAAGTTATACGAATAGAAATAAATAAACAATATGGTAAATATGAACATAAAAGGTATGAGTTGGGCGAAGAAATGAAGCGGGAATTACAGACCGAAGATGAAATCATAGTATCGCCCTATTTGAAATTACGAGATATCATTCTGGGACAAAGCAATTTTGAAAAATTACAGCGCGATATTATTACATTCAAAGAACAACTCACTTTGAGTGTGAATACTTCTGTCGATCCTGAAGAGCAATACTGGTTTTATTGTAATAAAACAAATACTAAATTACTACCGAAATTTCTGTATGTTCTAGCAGATACGTATATTAGTAATAGTGAAAATTATGATAATGTAATACAAGAATTGTGTAAATTCCAAGGTAAAATAAGTGATGACGGAGATTCATGGGTAGATAAATATAGTGGTTATGTTATTAGAAAAATAGATTATGATGTAGAAGAAGGATACGAAAATGGTTTCAAAGCATCATCCAGATCAAAGTTGGAGGCAGAATCAAATATAGAAGAGATTGAGGAAATTACAGATATACAAACACAATCAAGAGAGAAACCTGCATACATTACATATATTCATTATAAAACAATTATACATATTATAGATACATTATCTCGTGCATTGAGAGTTTCTCTCGACGATAAGACACAGAATGATTTTATTGCAAATTTAGTTCATCAATTAATGGGTAAAATATATACCAGAGATCAGTTTATCAAGATTTATGAGAAAAAAGGAAAAACGTATGATACAGAAGAATATATGAAATATGTAAATAAAAATCTTTTATTTTACACAATCGTTACATTTATTACTGCTTTACAAACAAATGTGCCTATTATAAAAGTCAATGGTAAAAATTATACAATGAATGAATATCCATTACAACCAGATGGTGGTAAAGAAACATTCCAATATATTGTTCGTATTTTATTGAGTTTAAAAACACTACAAGGTAGTCCATGGAATACAATCTTCAATAAATCGAAATCAATGAAGGTAGATAAAGTAATTGAGAACTTGGAATTAGTGCGTGGCCAGGTTATTTCACAGGATTTGGTTGAACACAGAAAAAATATGAAGACAATCGATTTGGAGAAATCTGTTGAGGAAGGGAATGATGAATACAATATTAGTAGATGGACGCAATTTCTGCCACCATTATTTGATATACATATGAGACATGAAATTGAAGATGTAAATGCTGAATTCAAATCAAGATTATCGCAAAAAATACATAGCGGAGATGGCAGTCAATATGACGAAATCAATGTTCTGAGAGGAAAGATTATACTCTTCTCTCTTGGTATTGTAGTTTCTATTCAACAAGTAATTTCTAGAGAAACGTTATTATTGGAGAGTACTTCTGGAAAATATTACTTAGAAAATGCTTGTTGTGTATCGAGCAAAGAAGGTAATACTGTCATTGGATACTTTTCAAATGAAAACAAAAATATCGAAAGATATATTGGCAATGCGATATCCGATGGAAATATACTGGCGGATATACGAGCAATGACAATGTCACCTGCTCTCTTCTGTAGAAAGAATTCGAAAGATAAATATCCTGCGATTAATATGCAATTCAATGAGCAAACAATTTATATGGCATTTATCATGTATTGTCATTTTCAATCATTAAAACCAATGAATGATAAACTGAAAGTATTATGTCATTGTAAACAAAAACCGGTTGCATTTGATATTAATGATACAATTCGTCAAAAAATAGAAAAGATTAAATCAAGTGGAAAGAATTATCAAAATGAAGATTTATTGGGTCTATTAAAGTATATTGGTGAGAACAATATTGTTCATTTATATATTGATTCTGAACGAGTTATGAACCCATTTGAAAATATGAAACGTATATTGAACGGAACCGTTCGAGAAGAATATGAGAGAATAGAAGTAGAGTGGAGCGAGGATCCAACTCATGAGAGTGAACATATTACCCATGATGGGCTTCCTCCAATATTAGATAAGATAAGCACATGGTTGGATAAAATAGATATATCTAATGCATATCATCAAATTAGCAATTCAGATAGAAGTGCATTCATTGATGAAATAATTACGGCGAATACTGGATTAAAGAATAAAATCTTTGGTAAATTACCAAAAAGAGAGAAATCTGTTGTTCAAGAAAGATTCAATAACTTATTTTCTACTGTAGGTCAAACAGTCTATAATACAGCGGTATTTATAAAACATTATATTTATTTCATATCCAGTGTTTTTCCAAAGATGCTTATCGACTATAAGTTTGACAAACAGTCATCGAATATTTTTTCGAATATTTTACCGAAATATTTAAAATTGTCACCTGTAGATAGTAATCAAATATTAAAAATAACAGAACGACATTATGAAGCATTGACCAAATTTTACAATAAATATGAAACAGATATATTTATTATTCAACAGAATGAAGGTGAATGCGGTTCATGGTTCTGTAATATGTTACATAAAGTGAAAGAGAGAACGTCTCCTATTATTACATTAATGAATAATACTCCGTTATTATCAAATATTCACGACGGTAAAGAAAAGGTCATGCCTCTATTAGAAGAGAAAACTGTTCTCTCTTTGTTAGAGAATTATTTATTGAATATATTATATACGTATCAAGAATTATTCAGAGAAACATTCCAAGAGGATGATAATTTGATTAATGAACTCATTAAGACATATATTACCATGATGATCGAGCATAAAATTACTATTGCATATACATATCAATCAGTCGTCGATATTGAATTCAAATCACAAGAAATAGAAAAATATTTGATGACTGATAGATTAAAGGATTTATTAGCATCAGAGAGAAAGGTAGATACTTTATTGAAAAAGCATAAATTGGGCGCATGGGGCGTTGGATTAAAGAAGGAGTTCTTCAAGTATTCAGCGCATTTAGACAAAAACGAAGAACAGTTTGTAAATGAGTTGAAAAAGGTAGAAGAACAATTGAGAAAAGAACATAAATTACATGGTATACAAGATACAATTACGATGGAAATGTTATTGGATATGTTAGAAGAGACAATGGTCGAAGAGATCCAGTCAAAAATACTGATTGACAAAGACAAAAGAGTTACAAAGGGACCAGTACAAGCGGAAACAGAAGATGGTGATGGTTTTGGCGATGAAGACGAAGATATGATGGATGATGATTACGAAGAAGATAGTGATGATGACGACCATTTCGGTTATAATAGAGATTAATACAGAAATAGTTAATAGTTAATAGTTAGTTGTGTTGTATAATTTTAATAATTTTATTAGTATAAAATAAACAATGATCCAATATTTCGTTAAACAAAACCAAATATTAGTAAGTATTATATTATTTTTACTCTTCTTTTTCTTGATTCAATATGATAAACCATCATATTTATATAATACGGATGGAAGTCTACGTAAGTTTGGAGTAGGTTATAAAAATAAGACGATCCTTCCAATCTGGTTGTTAGCTTTGTTGTTGGGAATATTATGTTATATTTTCATTAAATACTATATTACTTATTTATAGAATAGAATAGAATAGAATAGAATGGTATTATAGGATAGACATAAAATAGATACTCAGAGAAAAACAAACAATTGCAGTATAAAAATACCAAAAGCATTTACCGATGGCATATTTTCGGAGAACGATTGCTTTCAATTGGTCTCTGATTCCACCAACAGCTTCCAAGTTTGTTTCACCTGCAAGTGTAAATAAATATTTGAATAATGTGTCCCATTGACAATCAAAATTGCTGGGCGTTAATTGATTAATGATGAGTGTCTTATTATTTTTAATTTCACTATATAATATTTGTGCTGCAACGAGATCAGCATTTTTGGGTCCATCAATGTTATGGATATTGATTGCATTTAATTTAGATAAT